ATTTTTGTTAAATCTCAGTTTAAAATTTGGAAGCTAACTATATCATTACTATATTTGTAGAAAACAAATTAAACCCATGCCAACCATCTCATTTGATACTATCGAGCATTCCGAAGTGACGGGGATGGAGACGACGCATCACGAATATCACATCTCAGAAGAATTTGCATGTAGTGGAGTTTATTATTGGCGTGACGGTATATTTATCAGATCATATTATAAAGAAGAAGCGCAACAATTAATCGACACCCTTATCCATGACAAGACGAAAAGCCCCACCTCCTCCAAAGCCAAAAGCGCTCCCGAATTCGCTCACGATGGGCCGACCGATAAACGACAAGGATATTTGGTGGGTACAAGTGACGGGGCACAAGGGGTCATCCCAGATGATGCCATGTCGGGAGTCTACGCTACGGCGCAGTTACGATGCTTCGAATGACGCTTGGGATGTTGTGGTTAAGGGTAGATGGATTGACGGAGGATGCGATGAGGTTTGAGAAATTTTGAAGAATAGGACAACAACTTAATTTAACACAATAAAAACAAATGAGTAAAAAGCAACAAGTAAAAGTCGGAACCTTCCTTTTAGAGCAGGAGGACGCAACGAGTAAGATTAAGGTCACGCACGAATCCGACCATTTCAGTTTCCGCATCTGGATTCCGCAGGTGAAGGAATTCTTTAAGGTCTGGACTGAAAAGGAACACGAGAAAGCTTACGAAATGATTTTCGGGTGCATCATGCTATTCGCCAACTTCTCGCTCACCAACGCCATCTATTTCTCGGCTTGGGTTAAATGGCACAATGAGTTCCTTGAACAGATGAGGCAAGAAGTGAAGGAAGCTACCGATGAGGAGCATGACGCAGCATTGGCGGAGGTAAAGGATGAGTACGAAATGGCGGAAAAGGCCAGCACCACTCTTACCCCTACAGAATCGGTCGAACCAGTCTTAGACAGCGAAGGCTTCATCGTGGACAACGTAACCTATAAAACCGCACGAAACACTATTGATTGACCTCGCCTCTATCACACCCGAGCTTAACATTCCAGAATTCGAGCGTGCGCTTAAAATCGTATCGGACGAATCTGGGATGAGCAAGGAGGGATTAATAAGACTGTGTATCCTTAATGCGGGAATGGACGGACTGGTAATTGGCGGGTGTAAGGAAAACGGAACGGACTCGATTGAGTTTTTAAGGAATGTATATCGGAAATTAGTATTAACAAATAAACAAAAGTAAAACAATGAATTACGAATTTCAAGGAAAGGTAACAGTGTCCATTAATAAGGACAAGGAAAAAGATGGCAAGAGTTATACGTCTTGGCAGGCAGTGTTGGAAGAAGTTGGCGAGGAATATCCTCAGTCGATTGTCTTAGACTATTTCACCAGCAAGGACAAAACCGTGCCTCAGCCGAAAGTAGGCGACATCATCAACGCTGGATATAACATCCGCGCAAAAGAATGGAATGGCAAATATTTCGGCGAGAACTCTGCATGGAAAACCGAAGTGATTACGGCTGGAGTCGCTCCCGAAGAAGCTGACGAAATGCCGCCAGCTGATGAACCGGAGGCTCCGGCTACCCCCGCTCTAAAGAAGACTGGCAAAATTGACCCGAAAGCTGATACTTCAGACGATCTCCCTTTTTAATAATTAATTAACATAGCTAACACATGAAACGAGTATTAGACTAAATAGGCATCCCCGCCTTAGGGGAGCCTATCTTACCCCCGTTCGAAAAGTTCGACGGAATGATGGCCGCGAAAATCAAGCGTGCAGGCTTCTCCACGGGCTACGTTGCTGTCAGATGGAATCCACTCACTCTTGCCCCTGATTCTGTATTCAATCCAGACGTATGCTTGGGTGGAATAAGCGAGATTCTGGAGTTGTACAAGAATCCGGTAGTTGCCGAGAAGGTGGATTCCGATGACGTTAAGAAATCCGACGCCCCTGAACCTTCCGCTTACGACTTAATCACGATTGCCGTAATCAAGAAGGAGCTTATCGACAAGTTCGAAGTGGTCGCCACTAAGCTGAACGGAAAGAACAAGGCCGAGCTTTACGAGCTTCTGATGGGTTTCCGTGCTGAGGCTTCCGGGGAGTTAGTGGACGAAGATGGCAAGAGCTTGGAGGAATCCTAAAACTTCTTGGCAAAAAGTTTTACAGTATAGGTTTGGTTTGTTATATTTGTGGACTTCTTTCATTTTTAGATCTGCTGTGGTTTTTTCATTTCCCCACAGCTATACTCGAAAGGCGCTTGTGAAAGCGTGACGTAGATAGGCCAGTGTCGAGGAGGGCTGAAGCAAAAACTCCTTGACAAAATAGCGAATTGGTGTAATGGTAGCATGTGGGCCTCATAAGCCTTCGATTCTGATTCGACTTCGGAATTCGCAACTAATAAACCCTGATGAAGAGCGCTCCGTCATGTTGATATTGAATCATTAAAAGTACAAATAAATACTCAAGGTAGAGACCGACGACAACTTTTTATTGCCTACCTACGAATACACGGCTATGACCGAAATTAGAGTTGAATGGTGTAATGGGATTCAGTGGAGTGACGGAGCTTAGTTATTAGCAGTCTGGACGCAGGCGACGTAATCCAAGAAGCGCTTTCGTTAATAGCGAGGTAATCCTTTTTCCGAACCGTAGTTGGCGGGTCGTTTTCCGATTTGGATGGGAATAAATCGGAATATGGAGAGGTGGCAGAGTGGCTGAATGCACATGTTTGCTAAACATGGGGACGACATACTGTTCCGTAGGTTCGAATCCTACTTTCTCCGCAATGGACGGGTGTCAGAGTGGTCTAATGAGGCGGTCTTGAAAACCGTTGGGTGTAAAAGCTCCGTGGGTTCGAATCCTACTCCTTCCGCTAATTTACTTAACAATATAGAATTATGGCAAAATCGAAATCATCCCCAAGCAAAAAGACTGAAGTTAAGTCAAAGAATGACAAGTCGAAAACCCACAAGGAAACTAAAGAGGTTAAACATAAGTCGAAGAAATAGCACAAAACCGCCAAAGTTGCCACAGTTAGGCGGACTGATTTAGCTTACAAAACGATATTTCAGTTTACTTGTCGGGAACAACCAGTGCGCACTGCCGACATGAATCATAACGGACGGATAGGCCAAGGCAGGAAAGTAGGCAATAGCGTGGGGATGGATTGGTAGTATATCCCCGATAGTAGGCAGAGTGAGTTCTATTATAGCACCTCTCGAAATTAGTCAAGCCGAGTCCGTCCGAAACCTATTGACCAGAATACCTCTCCTTAGAAGTATCCCAGTCTGCCGCCAATAATCTAGTAAAAAGCGGAATCTAATCATGCGGATATGTCGGTCTAAAACTCAGCGATCGGAGCCAAGCATGATGGCGCTCGCAAATAAACAGCCAACCATCAACGCTGTGAGTTTGGTGGATATACATAAATTTATACAGATATGTTTACATTGAGAATTATTGAAGAGGTTCGGGAAAACGAGAGTTTGCCGTTTGAACAGGTTCTTGAGAATTTTGAATTGGGTATATCCTATTCGAAAGTGAAACGCGGATGGACGAAGGAGTTTGAGGCTACGATTAAAGATTGGCCCCACGAGGACTCCAGCTCTGTTGAGTGTATCGTTTGTGGAGAAAACGGAACCAATTTCTTTATTTGTGCAAATAATCCCCTTCGCCATTATCAGTATTTTATTATGACCGACAGCGGAAAAACTTTTGAGCGTTTATAGCATGAAGGGCGATATTAAGCTTTATAAGTTTGATCCACAGATATACCCGCGACTCTTGTGGGTATGTTTAAACGCTAAATCGGAAGCTATTTGTAATGTTTTTGAATTCGAGGGTAGTAATTATACTGAATATCTGAATAAATGCTACATGATGGTTTCTCGTGCTACGCATAAAGAAACTGGGCTTCATGGATTTCTCGTTTCTTCTACACGATCAACGGATGCTACCGTCAAAAACATAGCCCACGAATCCATCCATGTTGTTGATGGCATATACGAGGATTGTGACGTCATTAGCCAATCTTTTAGCCAAGGGAACGAAGCTTACGCATATCTTGTTGGTTGGGTTGCAGACTGTATCAGCAAGGCCAAATCAGGAAAGATAGATTAGTTTGTATCATTAGTCATGGTTTTTCACAATTTTCCCATGACAAAAAAGAACCCCGATGTACTCGTACTATATCGGGGTTCGCTCTTTTATTTCGCAGCCGCCTCTCGTACCGCATTAGTCGGATTGTCGCCGCCGCCGTCACTCTTGCCATTTCCCGATGCGGGTTCTGGCTTATTCGCTCCAGCTACCTTGGCCTCATCTTCCATCTTCTTATCCTGCTCCTCAACATATTTGGCATTCTCGGTATTCGTACCCAGTGGATTCCGTTCCCGGGCCGTCTGACCTGAAAGCGAACCAGCCACGATGGATGTATTAATCTGATTGATAAGTTCCGTAACATTCTGATGCACGTATGGCTCAATTTGTCCGCGAACGTCCAACGCCTCGAATTCGGCAGTACGTGACGCTTCCATTCCGTAGCCCCACTTGAATATTCCAACCAAGTCGTCGACAAACATATTCCACTCCTTACTTTCTTCCATAGCCTTTTCGACCGCAGGGGAATAGAGCAGTTTGATTGCAACTCCGGGCAAATCCCCTGATTTTACCTCTGGGGGCAGGACGGTGAAAGATCCGGTAAAGATATTCTGCAACAGTATCTTGAGTTGGAGTTCAAAGCTCGCGCTTGCGTCCGCCCGTTCCAAAAACTTGGCCTCCGAATCCTTATCCCCTGTAATCACGGTAGGAGTACCAGTTGAATCATGCTCCAGTCCAACCTCATCGCCCTTGACAAACAGGATTCTGAAAGCGTAAGCCTTGTTATTTTCGGAAAGGTTCGAAACGGCGAGTTCGTATTTGTCAATGCAGTCTTGAACGAGCGACCATGCCGCCCCTATTTTGCTGCGCTTATACGCCACGGGAACGCCATTTGGGCAGTTATGGCGATTACGTGAGATAAGCTCCCATCCATCAGAACCAATTATGCGTTTCACCTTTGTTCCGAACGAGTTTGTCCGCTCGTAAGTGGAAAGAAAAGTATCGTCCCATACGTCCAGATATTCGGCTATTGTCTGCTCTTTTCCGTTCTCAACCTTATAGGTACGATAAGAGCGACCGAACTCTTTCAACTTGCCTGTCAAATTGTCATAGTGCGGATACAGAACTTCTCCGTTCATGTAGCCCATAGTCTTTACGCCGAACTTACCATTGCTGACATATCCCGCAATGGCGCAGTCGCCCGTAATCTTTTCAGACTTGGCGCATTCAAAGAATGCTTCCTCCATGTTCTTTTTCAGCCATCCCTGCTTGAACTCTGACATAATATCCTCCTGCTCACGCGTAGGTTTGGGGGAGGAGTTAAGGAAGTTGATCGGATTGCCGCAAAGGTGAGTCAGTTGCTTCGTTACGATGACCGCTTGGAATGGGAAGGCGCAACGCTCAACATAATGGATATAGGTGCGTTTCTTTTCGTCAGTCTTTAAACGGTCGGCAAGATAATGTCTGTCCCAAATCTTGTGTCCATTCGGGTCATACTCCTGCATGAAATTGGCCTGCGTGACGACTTGGTACATCAAATTCGGAGACTGAACGGTAGTCATGGAACCGTCCGTTGTGTAGAAGCCTCCCCAGTTAGTGAAGACCGTATCGGGCATGATGCGCTTGAACGGCTCTTTAAGTAAAATTGATTTCGGTTCCATATATTGTTTTGGTTAAATTGGTTATATCGTTTAGTTAAAACTTGTCCACAGATTTTTGCGCTTTACCCACCCATTCTTGCCCTCTTTTCTTCGCATCATCTTCCAGCGAACATCCCGAAGCCACTGAAGTTTCGGGCTTTTTCCGAGAACGCTTCACGCATGAACAGCGCTTCTAAAAAGTCAGGGGAGTGGCCGACTAAAATTTTCATCATCATTTTCGTGATTATCTCGAATCTTTGGTCGCTCCCAACCTTTCGACAGAGTGCGCGTGATTCTGCCAAAATTCTATCTTCCCAAGTTAAGGTGTACTCATCCATTCCTTTCGAGCGAGACCATTTGGCTTGGGTGTTGATGATGATTTTCTTTTCCAGTACAGAGGGTTCTACGCTGTACTTTCCGCCCTTTACCGCCGTCGCGAATTTCTCAGCACATTCGGATTTTAGGTTATCCCATAGTTTAGAATTGGAGGACGTGGCCTTATTATTAAACATCAGCGATTTACGGAAGTGACCTTCAAGGTATCGACCGATACCGTTACCGTCATACGTCATATTCTCCTCGCGTATGTTGTATTTTTCCAGAAGCTTTCTGACTAATATAGCCGCATCATCCGATAGGACTCCGCAAAAATACTCGACATCTTGCAGGTGCTTTCCGTCAAAAATGTACACTACGAAATAGTCACGCTGAAGGGCTACGTCGATGGTGGCGTACATTGTACCAGAGCGCTGCGGGGTGTTCTCGAATATGTGGTGGCGTATTTCCTCTTCGGTAAGTTCGGCGGCCTGCTCTTCTCCACCCATGCCCCACAGTCCAAGAATATCAGCCTTTGAGTCATCGTCGCCCTTCGAGGCAAGATTACCCATATACTTCTTATCCTTGTATTGAAGTATCTTATTGTCGGCGTATTTACCCTCTATGAAACAGAACGAGTTGATTAGTGACTTGTATGTTATGCCTGAACTTGGGTCAATGAATGGATCTATCTTCGATTTGGCTTTTTTATAGACCTCCTCTTTCGAGTCGCCCCAAACCATGTCGTCAATAGTCTTACCATATTTGAAGAAATATCTTATCTTCCCGTCCCTATCTTCCCGTATTTCGCCCGTATCCTCGTTTATGTACCATTTGACGATTTTATAACCCCATTTCTTTCTGTCTTTTTCGGGATTACATGACATCGTAAAGGTATTCTTGACTCCGATAGTATTACGGTTAGAGGCAAGAAGGGTGAAAATTGTCTTTTCCTGAAGCTGCGTCACCTCATCAATTTCGATGCACGGCAACTCTTGACCACGAAAACGCCTGTCAATTTCATTCTCATTCTGAAGGTGATTGAAAAGAACGGTAGCCCCAGATTTGAATTCCCATTTAAAGTCATTTCCTGTTGACTTGGCTATTGCGCTGTAAAACAATCTGGCGGTATTAGCTAGTCCTTGCCTTACGTCGTTTTCTTCTTTACGAAATCCGTAACTTCTGAATAACGGGTTGTCGATGTAATACATCGGCTCTAAGGTCATTACGCCAGATTTTCCGGATCCTCTTCTTCCTCCAACCATCTTAACATCAGCCTCGCAGGTCAACACATCCTCCTGAAATCCAGACTGAGGTAGGAAGCTGAATATGGGCATCATCTGTTTTGCTCGGACGACATTATCATCACGAACCATTTGTGCATACTCATTTGAATATACCTCCTGTCCGTTGATATGCTTTATTCCTTTTACAATATCGCCCATGTCATAATTTAATCCTTAAACGCCAAAGATAAATCATTTTAACATTCTTTCAAAACTTTGCCTTTGATTGTTTTGCAACTGTTAAAATATATGTTATTTTTGCCAAGTACGTTAAAAAGCGTCAACGAATCCGCATCGGTGGAATCGTTTTAAACCAACAAACAGAAATATTATGCCGTTACAAGAAAAAATCTTTACCGCATTAAAAGCTCAGATGACGGAAAACGGAAAGAAGGTAACTTCAATCTCAGACCGTACACTGAATGCAGAAGCGCTTCGATTAAGTAAACAAATTACCGAGGAAGCCAACATCGAATCGGGCATTGTTGATGCCGTAGTCGTATTAAAAGAGTTCGAAGGAAACATGGGTGCAGTTGCCGCAGAAGCCGCAAGGCTGGCTAAGGTAGCTCCTACCGTAGTAGTTCCACCCGTAGCTCCCCCAGTAACACCGCCCGTAACCCCCCCCGCTGATGTGGAGCCGGAATGGGCAAAGAAAATCAGGGAACGGTTCGAAGCTCAGGAAGCAAAGGAATCTCAGGAAAAGAAAGCGGCTGACGGAAAGGTAAAACTCACCGAAGTGGCAAAAATCCTGAAAGAAAAAGGTGCAGTCCATGAAAAGGTACTTGCCAACACTCTTGCCCTTCACCAATTCGACGAAGCCATGACCGCCACTCAAATCGCAGATCAAGCCCTACCCTTATATAATAAGGAGTACAAGGAAATCTTCGGAGACGGTTCCGCCCCAAAATTCCCATCCACGATGAGCGGAGAAGGAAAAAAAGAACAACAGGCTGCTGCACAAAAACAGCTTGACAAGACCAGAGAAAAACTCGGGCTACCCAAGCCGAAAGAAACGGCAACGACTTAACTTAAAATTATTAATTAAACACAATCAAACATTATGAGAAATTGGAATCAATATTCCCAAGACTCTGACTCCTTTGGAGGCATGTTGCCTATTTGGGTAGAACAGCCCAAACGTGCGGAAAGTGGTGGTTTGCTTACGTCGGTGAATCTGGTGGCTGGGGAAGTTCTCTCCGCTGGCAGCCCTGTCGAATTCAACACCCTGACCCATGCGGCTAAAATTTTGCGAGCGTGGAAAGTGAAGGCCGTAACGCCCGACTCTACCAACTCTATTATCACCGTTCACTCCATGGGTAATCTTCCCGCACTTCACGCAGGGGACATCGTTCAAGTTTTGGGCGCAACTATGACTACGCCTGCTTTGGCTGTCGCGGTTCCCGCCGTTGACAATTCCGTTGCTCGCGCCACCACCTTCACTGTTGCCACCGCCGCTATTGACGCCGCCGTTGCCGCCGTTAAGGGAAAATACACGTTGACTATCGGAACCGTCCCGGGCGTAGCTGATACGATGACCGTCAATTCGGTTGTCTATACTTTTGCTGCCGCTGCTGCTGCTGGTGTTATCGAAATTGGCTCGACCAAGGTTGATACCGCAAAAAATCTTCAAGACGTTCTTGAAGCTGACAATCAGAACTTTGTAGTGAAGGCTGATGGCGCAACTTTGGTATTTACCCAAAAGGTTGCAGGCGTAGGCACAATTCCTACCGTAGCTGTTGCTCAGGTTGGTGGTTCTATCGCCGCCTCCATCGCTACCACTCTTGCTGGCTCTGTTGCCGTTGGTGGTCTTATCGTTGGTGCATACTTGGTACAATCCGCTTCCGCTACGGCTGGCTCTGGCAAACTGCCTTATTGCGTTCCGAATTCCCTGACTATCGACGACACTATCGTTGGTGACCAGAATTCAGTAGGCATCGCAATCGGCCCGAAATATGTGTATGAAAATACCATCCCCTATCTTCCGGCTATTGTCGCCGCTGGTATCCCTATGCTTGAGTACCATAAGTTTGCAGAAATGCAGAACAGCGGGTATGTAGCCTAATCTATTATTATTAATTAACACTAAAACATAATATATTATGGCATTCCCTACTGGTTCTTATGACGCTACTACCTATGCGCTTATCAACGGCGCACTGTCCGCATACGGTTATGATAACATGCAGACATTCCTTAACACTGCCTATTTCGATTGGTTTAGTCAGGTTAAGTGGACTGAATTCTACGATGAGGCCGCGCCCAGCTTAGCTGGCGAGTACAAGCAGCTTCGTGGCAATAAATCTATTCCCGTGATGGCATCCATCGTCGCTTATGACGGTGAGGCTCCTAAAATCACGACCGACCAAATCACGATTTCTTCCGGTAATCTTCCTCGCATGAAATTGGGCTTCGACGCAAACGAAAAGTCCATGCTCGAAATGAAGAAGATGATGGTCAACTTCCAAGCCGTTCCCAACTTCGAGTTGCTGTTCAATCAGTTCTCGCTGAACGTTGGTAAATTGCTTAGCGGCATCCATGCCCTGATTACGTTTGCTGGTTTGCAGATCCTTTCTACTGGCGCATACACGACTACCGTTCTGAATAACGGAGGTGGACTGCAAGGTTTGGCTTTTGACTTCGGGGTTCCCGCTGCCAACAAGCTAAAATGCGGTTCTGGCGCCTACGGTACGAAATCTGACTGGAGTTCCGCTTCCGCCAATCCTATCGGCGACTTGCTTGACATGCAGGCATTTGCAAGGTTGCATTTTATAACCATCGGCGAGTTCTGTATGAACGACGCTACATGGATCATCTTCAAGAACCACGCTACAGTTCGCGCCGCCATTGCTATCAAGATGACTGGCGGAACAGTCCTTGCAGCCAATTACGGTTTGTATCCTGTTACCGAATCCGATGTCCGCATCTATCTTGAAGGTCTTGATTTGCCTCCCATCAATGTCATCAAAGACGTTGCCACTGTTGGCGTATTCGACACCGCTACCCGTACCATTCAGAAGAAGGCCCTCCGCGGCTTCGTTGATGGCGTAGTGGTTGCCCGTCCTTCTGGCTCTTTTGGTGAATTGCAATGGACGTATCCTGACTTGAGTTTCGCAACCGTCGCCAACCCCGCCTACACGGCAGAAGGCGGCAAGTTCGCAGTCTTTCAGGAAACGGATTCCAAAAAGAAATCTACTGAATTCATCGCCGAGTGTACTTGTATTCCAGTTCCTACTCAGATTGACTTCACGATTTATTTGGATACCACGACCGCAACGACTCCTTAATCGGGGCGTTGAAATGGGTTTAACTACTATTAATTAAGGTAATTTTTTAAGCGATGACGATAATCAGACTTGTAGACGGGGTTATATTCTTAGCCGAAAGTAACACTACGGTTACGGTCGAAGTTGTCGGCGCTGGCACAGTTGATGGCTCGGGGGTGTATACTGACACCCCCACCATCACACTGACCGCAACGCCCGCATCGAGCAATGTCTTTCAAAGGTGGACTGTAAACGGGGTTGAATATTTAGCCAATCCTGTCACATTCGATTCGCCCGCGGGAGATGCTGCCGTTGTCGCTTATTTCATTACTACTATTGAATCGTATCTTTCAGGCATGGTTCCATGGTCTCTATCGGAGGCTATGCTTAACACAATCAGAATAAAAAGGGGTATTGCGTATAACGCATCGGTAACGTCGCTTTCCTTGGAAACATTGGAATTGGCAACAGCGGATGCTTACATGATGGCTATTTCCATGCCGTCATCCTATACTGGCGCAAAAGACTCTGATGGCGGATGGTCGCACACGGAAGGGAATTATTCCATCTCCGCTGGCGACAAGGGATTATTTAAATCCTTGGCAAACGCCATTTACAAGAAGTATTCTGATTTGTCATACCTTGCCACGGTTAAGATAACCTCCCTTAACGGGACTCCCTATTATGGTTCTTAATCCACGTTGGCCGCATAGTGTTGTGGTCAGTCGGGTTTCGAATACAGGAACAGAGGCTACCCCTGCAATGACGACTGAAGTAATTCTTTCGTCCGTGTGCAGGAATTATGTCTCAGGCAAGGGGATGAACAGACAAAGCATATTGGAATCCGAATTTACGGTATCCCTTCCTTTCTCGGAAGTTGCTGTTTATGCTGGAGATTCAATCACGGTCGTCGATAGGGTAAGAATCATCACGGGTACGGTAGTTGAGGCTCAAGTGAATAACTTTGGAAATAATATTTACTACATAGAAGTTAAAAACTAATGAGCGCAAATGATAACACAAAAGGATTTTCCAAGGCTGAAAAGGTTGGACTGGTACTGACGATGGCTATTGCTATTGGAGGTATTTACGGAAATTTCAGTGACAGGATTAATGCCGTTGAATCCGAAGCTGCGGTTACAAGGCTTTTCCGAACTGACTTAACCGAAGATGTATGCGAACAGGGTAAAAAACTTGATGCTATACTTCTCAATACAAATGACATCAAATCGGACGTACAGCTACTGAAGGCCACGAAGGCCGACAAGAAACTGACGGACTAACACCACTCTTACCCCTAACCTTACTGGAGAAGCTGCAATGAAAACGGACAACACCAAAGTCTTTAACGAAGCGTTCAAGGTCGCCAAAAACATCGAAGCAAAGATGATGTTGGAGATATTTGAATCAATCTGCCAAAGAGCGATAAATGTAGCCGTTGAAAAGCATAGTTTTGACAATCAGACTTTCAATCTGGAAAACTCATTCTCTTATGCCATTTACAATAACGGCAGGATGGTGAAGTTCAAGGCTGAGGGTTCTGGCGAGGGGTCTGCCGAGGCTCGAAGTTTTTGCGAATCTTTCAAATCTGCTTTTTCTTGGTCTGCCGTCATTGTGGCGGGGGCTGACTACGGAGCAGCGATTGAGGGATACGTTCGCAGGACTGAAGGCGAAAGGTCAAAGGCTGGCGACATGCTGACCGTCCTATCCGACTCTTTCAATTTTGTATCGTTAGAATGGATTAGAGACATAAAAAGACACGCAACTACATAACCGATGAACGCAAACCTGAACATAACACTACTTCAACGTGAACTCTACAATAAGATAGTTGCGCTCAATTTGAGCAACAACGTCTTTCTAAAGAGGCCACGGGTATTGTCGGATGGTTTGAGCGATTATATTGTTTCCCGCGTATCTACCAATATTTATGATTGGACTGCCTATGGTGAGGCAATCGTAAGTTTGGATATTTATGTCAAGGATTTGAAGGAGGGGGTTACGATGAACGTGGGCAAGTTTGAGTCCATCAACTCGACCCTACTGAACAATCTTCCATTTGCAACGGCCAATTACCAATTTTCATATCTGAATGCAACCCCTACTGTCGATGATGGTAGTGGATTTACATACCAAATCATCAACATAAAAGTAATAATTAACAACTAACATTATGGCATTAGGACACACTATCACACCGAAAATGGGGATCTCGAAAATCTCCATCGCCCCAGTAGCCCTCATCTCTGGCGCTACTGCTTGGGAAGAAATTTTCTATACCCTGAAGGATTCCCTTAAAATTAATCAGGCCGAACCAACCAAAACCGAAGTAAAGGTAGACCAAGTTGGCGCACCCATTTATACCAAGTTTGAACCGAACGAATTTACGGTAACTGCTCAAATCCCAGATACCAACGCCGCCGTTCTGACTGAACTATTTAACACGAGTATTGTTCCGTCTTACACTCCCGCAGGTATGACCGTAACAGGCATCTCTTTGGATACGTTCGTTCTGAACACGATGGTCAAAATTGACTATGAAAATAATGGTGGCTCTGTCATCATCACCAACGGTCAAATGGTTGCTTACGTGTCTCAGGATACGCCTTCCACCAATCCTTTATCTATCAATATCTCGATTGTCGCCCTGAATTCCTTCTTGGCCGACCAACCCGACGTTATCTTCTACACCCCGACTACATCCGCTCCGACTTTGTACACTTGGCTTAAGTACGGTTCCAACAGCTCCGGGGCTGGAATGTCCGACACCCAAGGTGCTCTGACCTATATCGGTATGGCTTACAATAAGCTGACCGCCGTAGAAAGTACCAATCCTTCCGACTACCGTTGGACTTTGCTGCCGTAAACTTACGGGTCTTGGTCTTATTAAAAAAGCCTCGGGGGAAATCCTCGGGGCTTTTGTGTTTAGGGGCAAGAATGGGTGTTACGCTACGTTCACTTCTATGTCGATAGGTAGGTTTGCCCATGCGTAAATAGCCCCAAATCCCCATCCAAGCATAGCGCTCCACTCGTGCTTAAATCCGAAGGAGACTGAAAGAATCGTAGCGCCCAATGCTAATACTACGGACGCGATTACATAAATTTTTCTCTTTTTGTCTTTTGTCATTCTTTTAAATGTTTTAATGGTTAAATTTAGTATTCCATAAAGTCGATCTTCTTCTTATCGCCGTTAAGCGCAGCATATTCAAGCTCAATCTTAATGGTGGTAAGCATTTTACCTGCCGTGTTTGCAAGCTGTTTTCCTAAAGCCAAGTCCATTTCTTTGGCTTTCATCAGTTCGTAATTCTTTGATAAGTCTTGTCTTAGTTCTTTAATGTTCTGCATAATCTTTTGGTTTTAATTATTATTCGTTCTAATTCAATGAGTTCGGGGGTGATGGGCTCTTTTGGTATTCCAAGAATCGCAAGCCTATGTTTTATATATTTATCACTCAGTATTGACACGTTATATTTTTGATCCTCGCTGGCTTTCAATCGAATGGAGTCCCTGTTTGTATTATAATATTTAATCTTTTTGTCTTTTATTTTGTCTATATTTTTTATCCTGTATATTTTCATCAATTCTGTTCTTTTACACTTATCTCCGCTATGGTAACGTTTTCTATCTTTTACCAATATTGACTCAATATTAGACTCCCTATATGCCTTATCCGCAGCTTTTATTCTGTCTATGTTTTTAGCCCTGTATAGTTTGCAATATTCCCTTCGTTTTTGTAAATCCTTTATCGGCATAGCTACTTTTCATTTATTATTTCCCACAAATATAACCCCTTCTCTTTACCCCCGCAAGCATTTCCCCGAAAAAGATTCCAGAATTAACATACTTTAAAACAAACCCACCCAAAGTTTTGCATCTATTAACACTTTGACTATATTTGCCCGTTAAGGTAGAATAAATCCACCCGTAAAAATCCTCAAACCCATGACCACCCCAAGAAAGCAACCATCGGCAAAAGACGAGCAGGAACTTTTAGACATCAACGAAGACAGATCCACTCTTGCCAAGATCCTGAACAAATCCTACAAGATTAAATACCTGAAACCTTACACGACCGAAAAGGTCACACGCATTCTGGTCGAAGCAAGGGTCGCCATATCGGACGACATGACCGAAATGGAGGCGCTTAAAGCCATGGAGGAACGGTCAAGGTCTATTCATAAGTGCGTGTCCTACATAATCCTCAACAGCGCCTTTAAAATATGGTTGTTGCACGGCATATTGTGGCGATACTTCTACTTCATCAAGGAATATGATTACAAGGATTTGATGGAAGTGGTCGAAACAGGTAAAAAAAAAATTCCGCTGCTGGAGTTCTTGGCAGTTACGGTATCCTTGGAGACGATGAAGGAGACGAAGATGATGATGACCAGAAGGGAAGCCAAGCCATTCCTTCAAGAACTTTTCAAGGAATACGGGCAAGCTTCGGAGAAAAGAACGGATGGGCTTTAAAGCCACGCTCGTTCCTATTCGGCCTGATATGGATTGACGCATACATTTACCGATGCGTCCTTACGAATGCCAAGATTGACCTGATGTGCAGGGATTTGCCGAGGATTAAATACGGCAAATCGGCGGACACGACCACTACGGGCGATAAGGTCGTCAAGCGTGACGAGGAATACTACAAGGTTGAGCAGATGAATAACGAGATATTGACACGCATAAGAAAGTCCAAGGCTGACAAAATCGCCCAAGCTAAGGGGGTATCATCGGGTTCGGAAGAAATAAATTTAAACGCATTATTACAAACAGGGGAAGTCTCGGCTATCACCCCTAAATAATTACCAACATGGCAAAAGGAGCGGGACAAAAACTGGGCACACTGTATTTCGACTTAGGGCTTAACGACGACCAATTCGCTAAGGATTGGGCAAAGACAAAAGCCAAATACGGCAAAGAGGTTAAGATGGATTTAGGCATAAACTCATCGGGTTTTGTCAAGGGAACCAATACCGCCAATTCCGCACAGAGGAACCTCGACTCCCAGATGCGCCTTACCAATAAGACCATGATGTCCCAGCGAATGCTCGGGATGCAACTTTCAAACCAATTCGGAACCTTATTCTCAATCTATGCCGTAGAGCGGTTTATCGGAAAATTAGCCGAAGTGACTGGTATGTTCGAACTGCAACATGCGTCCATGAATGCCATCTTGCAGGACAAGGTTGCTGGCGACAAGATTTTCGGTCAGATTAAATCCTTATCCGTAGAATCCCCATTCCGCTTCAAAGACCTTATATCATATACCAAACAGTTGGCGGCCTTTTCGATTCCGACCAACGAGCTTTACGTTACCATGAAGAACTTGGCCGACGTATCTGCTGGACTTGGCGTAGACATGGGACGCATCACTCTTGCCTTTGGACAGGTTAAGGCTGCGTCGGTTCTTAGAGGGCAAGAATTGAGACAATTCACGGAGGCGGGCATCCCGTTGGTCGCCGAACTTGCCAAGAAATTTACCGAACTCGAAGGCCGAACCGTATCCGCAGGTGAGGTATTTACTAAGATTTCCAAGCGTATGGTATCCTTCGGTATGGTTAAGGATATTTTTGATGACATGACATCGGCTGGCGGGAAGTTCTATAAGATGCAGGAAGTTCAGGCAGCCACGCTCGCAGGTAAGATTTCCAATTTGGCGGATGCTTTCGATATTGCGCTAGCTAAGATTGGTGGAAATGACGGTGGGCTGCTGAAAGGCGGAGTGGACATGCTGACTAATCTGACTTATCATTGGGAGGGCGTTGTAAAGGCAGTTGTAGCTTCCATTGCTGTTATCGGAACATATAAAACCGCAATGATATTTGCCACCGCTGCTACAAAAGGTTGGACGGCGGCGGAACTAATACAGTTTAATGTCACAAAAGCACTAACGGCAGCACAGATATTTTTAAATAAAGTCATCGTAAAAAATCCATACGTGGCTATATCTGTGATACTCGTAGCCTTAGTAGGAGCTATGTGGGCGTTCCATGATGCGACCACCGCTCAAGAAAAGGCTCAGATCAAATTAAACGAGCTAAATAAAAAAGCCGCAGAGCAAAAGGAGGCTTTATCTGGGAAAATAAACAAACTTGTAACTGTAATTAATTCTGAAACGTCCGCCGTATGGGAGCAGGTAAAAGCCTATAACGAACTACAGAAGGTGGCTCCGAAAATCACTGGCGGAAAGACGTTAGGGCAGTTTAAGGCGCAGGGTTCTGACTCTCAGCAGTACGCCATTTCTATATTCGAATCAGAGGCGGATGTGGCCTCGAAGGTTCAAGTGTATAAAGATGCAATATCCAAACTGTCAAGTTTGAAGATGCCGCCTATATTTCAGGTAGATTGGAAAACATTTTCCGTAGTCAATAGCCAAGAGGTTGAAAAAAGGTATAAGAGCCAGCTCTTATTGGTTGGGCTTATGAAGCAAGAGCTTGATTCTATTAAACAAGCTAAAGATGAAGCGAACTTCTTATTACTGCCTGAAAAAACACGTTTAGATATATTGCACGGGCGTCAGAAGCTACTATTAGCAGAAAAGGAAAGGCTCACGGAAAATAGGAACTTGGTAATGGAAACTACCGATGGGTTAAGCGGGTGGGGACTCAATGCCGATCCATTTGAATTCAGACTTAAATCCATCAATCTCGAACTTGAAAAGACTGGGTTGATGCTCCGTGACGTAAAGCCCCCTGATTCTGAGCTTACGGCCAAGGAAAAGATTGAAAAGCAAATCAAAGCCTATCAGGAATTAATAGATGCCATGTCCGTAGCTGACGCCAAGAAATCCCCGTTAAAAGACAAGATACGCGACTTGCAGGAATTACTGAAGGCTTATGACATACCAAATATCGCCAAGCAACAGAAATCAGCAGACGACAAAGCTGCCGATTCCTTAAAAGCCCGAATCAAACTTATCGAGGAAGCCTACGCGTGGTATGTCAAATTAATTGAGGCGCAAGGGTTTACGGTTGACAATGCGCCAACTTCGGTTAAAAGCATGGCTAAATCTACGGTCAAGGCTGACAGTAGATATTCCAATGTTAATGTAAATGATAACGGAGTCCAATCCAACCTGCTCGGGTTACTTAATTCCAAATCGGCCAAAAGTAACGGGGCGCAAGTTTTGGCGGTGGTAGATGAAATAAATCAGAAGGTTTCAGATGCCAATATGCAAAAGGTTGTCGATAATAAGGTTATGCTTCAAAAGATTTACGACGACAATGAGGGGTTCTTGAAAAAGATGGCTGACGAAAATGCCAAGTATTCTAAGGAAATTGGTATTTTAGGAATGGGTTCAGAAGCTGGAAAAGAGGCTACTTTTAAACACAGCGAGGCGGTTAACGCCATCGAGGAAGAATATGCCAAGAGGTCTCAGGAATACAAGGATTTGATGTTGTGGATTGCCGACATGTCGATAGCCGAGGTTCAGTCCGAAATGCAATCCCTTATGGCTACCTTAAAATCGGGTCACGCATCGTCTCCCGAACAACAGGCGGCTTGGCATCAAATGTATTTGGAGCTTGAAAAGAAATATAACGAACTCGTAGCCAACAAGGCCAAGGCGGACAAGGACACCTCTTACAAGGATTTCAAGAAAACCGTAACCGCCCTGAATAATGTGCAGTCGGCGGTGGACGATTTGATTGGTGCGTTTGATAATATGGATGCTGGGGTTAAGGCAACACTTACTGCAATATCCGCTACGGCCACGGGGACTATAAAAATATTGGAAGGCATATCGGCTGCTTCCGCCGCTGGAATTGGGGCTGCCGAAAAGGCGTCGGTGATATTGACGGTAATATCGGCTGCGATACAAATATTGGCCGCAATAACAAAAGCATTTTCCGATGCCGAGAAGGATAGGCAGGCTGAAATCCAGAAATCGACAGAGGAGTATCTGACTATGCTTAATGTCCTACGTGATATAAATGCGGAACTTCGGGACAGCTCCACCATGAATATATTCGGGGATGATAAGTGGGCGAAGGGAAAAACAGCAGTTATAGACATGGGCGCATCCCTAAAGGATTTTGGGGATATTATGGACTCCATAATTACGAAGTCCGTTAACTTATGGTCTAAGGGTGGAGGCCCAGACTTGATGAGCATAATGCCACTATTTGATAAGGCGGGGGCTGCAATGCTTAATATGAATAAAGCTGATTTTGAAAAGACGGCCAATACTTATTTTTCAGATTTAACGAGGGTTTTTAAGGACTTCGACTATGCGGCGGCCAAGGCGTTGTCAGCCAGCGGAGAACTTAGCAAGGAGAGTCAGGTTTATGTGGATGGATTGATTTCCGCATACGAGGATTATAAAACCGCAATAACCGAAATGTCCGACTATCTTTCCGGCGTATTCGGTTCCGTAGGTTCTTCCATCATGGACTCCATTACCGAGAACATGGGCAGCGTCAAGGACGCGGTAGACGACATGACGGGGTATGTTTCGGACGCGCTGTGGCAAATGGTTGAGGATATTGCGTACAGTAAATATTTCGCTACAATCTTCGGGTCAATACAAAATGAGATATTGGCGGCAATGGGAGACGCTAATCCAGATGATGCAACCCAGTCTGCTGACATCTTCGCCAAATATATGGCAAGCTTGGGAACGGCAACAGAGGATGCTAACGCCTATATGACCACGCTAAAGGATTATCTGGCAGCCGCAGGTTTTGACGTGACCGCCTTTGACAAGACTTCTTCACCCACTTCCCTCAAATCCAATATCGAAAACATCAAGGAGGACACCGCCACCAAGCTTGCAGGGTACATTGCAGGAATCGCACAGAATTCCGTAGCCGGACGTTACCAAATGGCTATGATTACCTCGGCCTTGACCGAGGACGGCATAATGATTAAGTCGGAAGGGCTGATGCAGGAGGTTCGGGAAAATATCGGGGCGATGCGAGCCAACTCTGACCTCATGACAAGAGTGATGGGGAGGTTTGATTCCTGCATTTTCTCAGCCCCCAACGGAACCGCTATCAGGGTGGGTTAAAACTCCCCCTTTCAAAGTTTTGAAATTATTAACATTTCGCTTACCTTCACGCTTTAACCAACCATAACATGTCAGCACTCTTGCCATCATATATTCAAAAAGGTACAGACGCACGGAAGGATCTGGACGTTACTTACGGCATCCTCTTAAAGAGCATCCCATTCAAGCCGTTCTCAGAGCTGAAGGATTTGCCCGTGCGCGACTGGCCTGATGAGCAGGGCGACGACGAGTACATTCCCGCAAATCCTGTATTTAAGGCTTACGAGACTTCGGTAGAACTTATCTATACAGGTCTGACAAATACTGCCCGTCAAATGATATACTCCATGTTGCAGTATATTCAAGGAGCGGAATTCAATATTTTCGATACATTCAAACGCACGGGAATTCGCTGCCGATACGTGGGCTACGAGGACTCGGCCTATTATAACAAGGAGAGGCAGTCAGTTGAATTTTCCGTAAAGGTAAAAGTAAACAATCCGCTTAGCTACGGCATTCCACTCGACCTCGGCTCATTCTCGGCATATTGCGAGTGTAACATGACGCTATATTGGGCTGACGGAACTTCGGACGTTAAGACTCAAGGGGATATAGTCTCGGAGACTATCATAGCAGGGAATGAATTCCTTATTGTAGTTCCGAGCAAACTTGCAACAATCAACTCGCTCAACTGGGCTGACTCCTTAGTTCGCCTAACCACGACAGGATACGACAGGATACTTTCATATACGGGCGTCAGATACGTGCCGTCAGCCTAATCACTCTTGCCACTCCACAAGAGGAGCGCCCCAATCAAATCAAACCAAACAAACTAACACCATACGACCATGCCTCAATTACCATTATCAGACCTCGAACTAACTCAGGTAAGGTTAATCATACCAGCCTTCGAGAACGGAAAGACAATCACCGCATTAACTCCTGCCACCGTCATTGACGAAACTGAAACTATCGAAATAAGTCAGGCGGGGAACAGCAAGAAAGTGGCGCTGGCTTTGGCGCTAAGTAAAAGGGCGCAACTGGTGGGAGGAAAGGTTCCAATGGCACAATTGCCGAATATGGTAGATGTGGCGGATGCGGTAGTTGCTGCACGATTAGCTGAAACCAATGCCGAAATTGCGCAAGGGATCACGGTTGCCGCCGAAGCACAAACATTGATTTACCGGGATGCAGCCGCCTCTATGGTTACGTTCGGCCCAGCCATGCCACCGTATGCAGATTTAGCCGCATTGATAGCCGCAAACCCTGACCATGCACGTACGCACCTGACAATTGCAGACGGTAATTGGAACTATTGGAACGGGGCTACTTTCGTGGCGGGTGGGGCATATCAGACGGCTTTGGGAGTTTCGCAGACAGTTGGGACGAGTACGGTTAATGTGCCGAGTGAATATGCGGTAAAGACCGAATTAAACTTAAAACTGGATGCCTATATAGGTAATATAAATAATCATGCCCTGTTCGTGAACTCGACAAATTTATTTGATTGCACGAAAATATACGCAGGTAAAAATTCGACCACGGACGATGCGAACATAGGAAAATCATACCTCTCTTTATTAGAAGATAATGCGGGGCGTTGGGATTCAGGGCTTGTTCGGGTTAAAGTAGGAAAAACTTATTATCTGTATTTTAATACAGCCGCCACAACACCATATATATCCGTATGGGATAAAAATGGCCTTCTTTTAAGGATAATCCCTGGATCAGCCAATGTCACAATAGCGGAGGGTGAAGAATATATATCATGGTGGTCTATCAACGGATTTTCGGCCTCTAATATAATGTGCATTGAGGGATCGGAAGCTCCAGCTATTTATATTCCATACAGTGCATTTGCAGAGGTTGGCGATAATAGAATGATGTTTGGTTCGGATATTATAACATCAGAAGCAAAAACAAATATCTCAAAAATTTCAAAAAACGTTGGAAAAAATAAATTTAATAAGGCTACCATTACAACGGGATATGAGTTTAATTATCTTGGGGTCAAAAGCGTAAATGCCGGTTCTGCAATTACTGACTATATGAAGGTTGAGGCCGGATCAACCAGAATACAAAATAGCGCATTCCCCTACGTTTATAACGTATTCTATGATAAGGATTTAGAAATAGTATCTATTTTTGAGTCTTTAGATACCCCACAAGTCGTTCCCGCAAAAGCAGAGTATGAAAGACGTGCATTTTATTGGGGTATAGGGCAAGGGCGGGAAGATAGATTGCAGGTCGAGATAGGAAGTGTATCTACCGTATATGAAGATTATACCGAATTAAACGGATTACTAAACCCCGTCGTAACGACATTAACGTGCAAGCGAACAGGAACAAGCGGTATTGATGCAGATTTTTGCGGCTTGAATGCTATTTGGGATGCAAGAGAATATATCGTTTCCGTAGGCGACAACAGCCCAAGCAAGAGGTATCGTGTTGTTTTTGAGGGGCATTTTTTATTTACAGACCCCTCGGAATTTGAAGCAGAATGGCTGCATGAGCCAAGTATAATCGTAGGACTTGATTATGTCGAATATATCGGACTTGGTTCTGATAAATCCATTGTTGAAATCAGGTTGCCATCCGGATGCGTCTTTCCGCATAGTTCATACTTCGGAAGAGATTTAACTTATACAGATTATCAACCGATTGCTACAAACGCATTCAGTTCGGTATTTAATATGCAGGCAATTGGTGGAGGCACTCGCTATGTATTTCACATCGAATATTCAGATATACCCGCAAAACAAATCCATGTCAAAGACTGCGTCCTTTCGAGTAATTTTGAAGGTCGTGGATATGATACCATCTTTGGAACAGGTGGAGGCCCGCAGTTTGATTGGCTAATTGAACGCTGCAAATTAAGAAGCAAAAACAATACGGCCACTACCGCCTTTGCGTATCACACGAAATTGGACAATGTTGATATTGCAGCTTCAAGATCAACTATTAAAATTGTGGATTGCGATTTTGATATTCCTTCTGGAAACTCAGTTTCCATTTCAGTATATGAATACAATCGAAGGGATTTGCTTATCATTGAAAATTGCAGATGGAGCAGCCCATTGACATCAATCTATGTCCACGCCAATAACGGAAGCAAAAGAGCCATTGGGACAATTCCCGAAGTGCGTTCTGGTGGCCCATCAAGATTGGCATATATTGAACCAACAACTATTTTCGGACTCAGAGTAACAACAAATACTGGCGCAAATACGTCTGTGCGATTTGATGAAACCTGTTCAGCCTTCGCCATAGTAGGAAATGCAGGTCAATCTGCGGAGGAGCGTCTTGATTGGGATGCAATAAAAGTGAATGGATACGAATATAAAGATGATACTGTTGGGGCAAATGCGTATGCTTGCGGATGGGTTAATATTGACCCAACATCAGGCAGCAGTTTGGGGGTTATCCTTGGCGATTGCTCTGGAACTTCCAAAACTCTGACAATAATAATTAATGGCACAAGCCATGATGTTGTGTTTGATTCCGACCTAACAGCAGAAACAAATACCAATATTATAACCGCTATAAATACCGTGATTAGTAGTGTTGCAACTTGTGACACATTTAATCCTGAATTTAATATGTTCCCTACATTCTCGTCTTATAAAAATGGCTTTTTGAACGTGGATACAGAAACGATTTTCAAAGGGATGGGCATTATTAAAACAGGCATATCTTCAATTCGTAGAGCTAAGCAGTCTGACGGTCATATCGATGGTATTTCACTTGATACCATTTTTAGAGGTCAAAAAGGAAGGATAAACGAAGATGGAATAATGTACAATAAGGATGATACTACCGAAATCCATTATAACAATATTTACCCGACACTTACCAGTCTTTTGTATGGTAATTTGTTGAGTATTCACCCCACTAATGACGGAGAATTTGTCGAGGATGCTTCCGCCCCTGTGCTGACATCTCTTTCAAGCGATGTCGTGAAATTTGTAAAATAATATTTAAACGAATCCATTAAAGCACGCAATCCCTTCCTGCTTTGATTCATCCAATACCTATAAAAATTATGAGGTACACAAAGATTCTCGTTTCTTAAAAAATGACCAGGAGTAGTAAGCTCCTGGTCGCTGATGGCTCTCTGACCTTCCATCAACCCTGACGATGGAGGCGAATTGCAAAACTTTATTTAAACGCTCAAACCAATTAACCCGACTATAAACTTCAAACAACAAAACAATGAAAACATTCATGCCCACTCCTGACGATGGAAGTCCAATACTTCCACCCGACGTTCCTCCGACCGTACCACCGTTGAAAAACTAAATCATGCACATAAGATACCTACTGCTTGCAATATTGCTATGTCCGTTCACTATAACGGCTCAGACTTTCGGGCACATTAGTTCAACTGGAGAGTTGACCTCTACTGGATCCATATCTTTCTCTGGTGGAACTCAAGGTGGCGGGCATTTTACATTACAAGGGCAGCCGTCGGCGAATATCTTAATGATACTTCCGACGGCTGCTACTATATCCAACGGGAAGACTACCGTTCAATGCTCATTCTTCACCTCCAATCTATTAGGAGGAAGGGGTACGCTTGGCACAACTGGCTTACTTTTAGTCAAAATTGGATGCACTTTAACAATTGGGACGCTCGTTACGGCTGGCGTCTACGTTGGAACTTATAATATATCGTGCAATTATCAATAGTCAACTCGGCTATTGATAATTAGCTACCACCTCAAAACCTCCGGAATACGAGCCAAAAACAAAGTTCGCAGGGATGGTGAGTTTGCCAGCTATTGACACCGAGGCGGTTCCGTTGGCGTCCGCCAAGCCCACGCTATTTGTTAAATTTGATGTGAAGTCGGTTATGTAAAGCTGATTAGTTCCACTACTGAGCATGCAACTCAGCGGAAGACTAACTACGAACGAACTATTCGGCATTGCCACGACCGAGAATATCGAAGGTGAAACAGCTCCTTTGGAAACTACCCCGCCAGATGTAGTGATGGTGGCGTTAGGCGACAGCGTAACGGTTCCCCCCGCGGTCGCTGTGATGGTTCCGAAGTCAAGCCAGTTAAGCTCGAACATAGAGAACCCCTTTGTCACTGTCACTTTCGCATGACCGAAATAAGACTGGGATGATACGGAGAATACCATGGTTAAAATGGCAAGAGTGATGAGCATTTGTTTCTTCATAATTTTATAGTTTAGTTGGTTAATAATTTTCCCCAAAGATACTCATTTCCTTCCCAACTAAAACATTCTTGTCCAAAGTTTTGCATACTTTAACACTTTAGCTATATTTGGGGGTTAAAATTAGCCCACGCTTATGTCCACGACAATATACACTCCCCTCGCAGCACCACTTCTTGACGCGACTTCCCAAGCTGTCCGCATTCCCCGTCTGACCTATACTGGCGTGTTTATGTCCGAGCGCAAGGTCACGGCTACCATAACCTCGCCCACCACTCTTGCCCTCGTCTCGGGATGCTACATCACTTTTCGAAATGAGACGTTTCGGCTTTACGATACGCCATCAGCCAAGAAGGTAGCCTCCGCCAGTACCTCCCAGTCGGCCTTCGAATACACCCTCGTATTCTACTCAAGCCAGCACGAACTCGCCACGACCGATTTTATCGACATAGTATCGGACGACAGCCATACTTATTTCAACGGAGGGCCAGTGGTTGAATTTACGGGAACTATAGAAATGATGGCCGAGCGTATTCAGGCCAACATGGATAGGATTTACACGGGAGCAAACAGCTGGACTGTAACGATTGACCCAAGCGTGACAGGGTTGGATTCCGCTGACATTTCCCTAACCGATTCGACCGTATGGGATGCGCTGATGCTTGTTAGTACCACCCCTGCTTGGGCTTTGAAGTTCAGGATAGTTGGGCGGACTATAACTATCGGGGTTTCCGGTACGGTGCAGGACGACGTTACCTTCAAATACGGGAAGGGTAAAGGTCTTTACGAAATTACCCGAACCAACATCGACTCCTCAAAAATAATTACGCGCCTTCGTGCTTACGGCGCTGCGACCAATATTCCTGCGGATTATAAGCGGAGTGGTTCGGGTTATGTGGCTCCGACTTATCAGTATATAAAAGAACTTGCAATACCCAATTATTGCTATGTGGTGGGAACTACGGTAAATGCTACTGGTAAGGGTAATTGGTCTGTGTCAGTCCAATATGCGATAGGGGATTTGGTAAGGTATACGGACGGAAAAAGGTATTACTGCAAGTCCATTCCTGCAATCGGCATAGTCCCGACCAATGTAACTTATTGGACATTATGGAACGAAGGCTACATAGAAGATCCAGCAGCCATAGCCGAATTTGGAGTACGGGAAGGCATCCTACGTGATGAAACGATATTCCCGACACTCAAGGGAATGCTTGGAACTGGCGGGGTCGAACTCGACTCCATTCTTGCCGTTGAGCCAATTACGGACGAAGCCCAGACGTCATTTAGGGTTTGGATACGGGACATCGGGTTTAATATAAAAGACTACCTAAATACCGAAAAGCCCACATTATCTATAACAAGAGGAGCGCTGACTGGATATGATTTTGAAATTACCAACGTGGCTACATCGGTCGTTACATTCCCATCTGGAGGCACGTCCGCTTACGCCATCACGCTTACAAGAAATTCGGAAGATAATTTTATCGTTCCAAGCATAAACAATAATATTTATCAAAGTCAGGAAACCGTATCGGGTACGGTCTACTTACTGCCAAATTCCTCAACAGAATCCGACAAGGCCAAATACGTCCTTACTGGAATATCCATGCCAAACGTCTACGTCCGTGCAGCGGAGGAAAGGCTGCTCATCGTTGCTCAGGCTTATTTAGACAAATATTCAGTTCAGCAAGTCACTTATGCTGTGGGAATTGACGAAATAGCAGCAGCTACAAATACGGTCACTTGGGTTAGTAGCGGACTAATCGAAGGAGATTTGATGCCTGTTTTAGACGTAGACATGGGGGTATATGGGGCAACAGTGAGTGATGCTAAGTTGATTGTAGTCCAAACCCTAACAATTGCAGTCGGGGACGGCATGGTCAATAAGTACGAGGTTGTCTTATCTGACGAACCCGTAGCCGGAACATTGGACGCTATTAAGTCACAGATAAAAGAAACAGGAAAAACGGTCGTATTAGGCGAGCGGGCATCAGACGCCAGCGCAAGAAAAAACGCCGTTAGCCTAAATAACCTGAAGGATGTCATTTTTGATACGGACGGGTATTTCGACGGGACACATATTAAACCTAATTCAATCGAAACGCTCTACTTATCAGTAGGTGCTAAAAGTTGGGATTTTATGCTGTATGCGGATATTAAGCCGAACGCTGTAGTTTCAGGCCATACGCCTAATTTTGACAACATCTATTTGAGTGCAGGAACATTAGTTCATCACGAGATAAGATGGGGGGCGGATACAGACGAGGGGCATGCTTGGACAATAGAAACCGAACTTGTCACTACAGGGTTAGCTCGGAATTCCATTTTCTATATTTACGTCAAATGCTACAGCGATGGGACTGCCGAATGGATAGTAGATAATTATAGCCATACAGTAAATTCAGAAGCTAACTGTTATTATTTCCTTGTTGGAGTTCTTTACGAATCACTTTTGTCAGGCGAAACCATCCCCCACGAACGCGGCGACAGCATAACCTACGGAAAGACTTGGATTAACGGAAGGTTCATTACCACTGGCATAATCAAATCTCTCGGCGGAAAGAGCTTCTTCGATTTGGATAACGGACATTTTTACATAGGCGACAATGCCAATATAGCTTCGGCAACCAAATATCTTGACATGAACGTGGATGGCACGTTCAGGATGAAAAATATTACCATAGTGTCAGGTTCTGGCTCCTCTATTCTTGGAGCTTTTATGGGTGCATATTCTGCAGCCACCCCTTACTACGAGGGGGATACGGTGACGTATCAAGGTGGATTATGGAGATATATTTACGCTTCTTCAACGAGCGGACATGCGCCAACGAATACGACCTATTGGGCAGTTCAGGCATCTAAGGGTACAGACGGGACGAGCGTGAGCATTAAAGGGGCGTGTGGAACTACCACTGATTTACCCCTGCCTTACCAGCCTGAAAGCGAATATATGTTGGGAATGCTTGTTTTACACGAAGGACATCACTATTATTGTTATTCCTTAACATACGGGCATTTACCAACCGATACGAGCTATTGGAATGATCTGGGATTATTTGCTATTGGTGATGGATATATCACCGAAGATAATGGGCATTTATGGATATGGAGTGGAACCACGTGGTCTGATGCAGGACAGATTAAAGGAGATACGGGCGTCGGAATTTCTTCCGTTGCCGCATTTTACTTAGTATCCTCATCTGCTACTGGCATTACCGTCTTAGGGAATACTTGGTACAGTGGCGCTCCATCCATGACCCCTACGACTAAATACCTTTGGAGCTACCAAACTATAACTTATACCGACGCCTCTTCCCAAAATTCAACTCCCGCCATTATCGGCGTTTACGGGGACAAAGGTCTTACTGGCGACACCGGAGCCGCCGGAGGGTCCCTATATACTTGGATAAAGTATGCCGATACGGCAATAGGCGGAGGGTTATCGGATAGCCCTGACGGAAAACTATACATCGGACTCGCTTACAACAAAACGACAGGAACCGAATCAACTACCGCTTCCGATTACGCATGGTCTCTAATAAAAGGGGATACTGGCAATACGGGCGTAAAAGGTGACACTGGCGATAATGGACTGACTTATTACACTTGGATTAAATATGCCGACGTAGCGGATGGAACTGGACTGTACGATACCCCGACATCAGCCACTTTGTATATTGGAATTGCTGTAAATAAACTCTCACCAATCGAAAGTACTACTAAAACAGACTATACATGGTCTAAATTTAGGGGTGACGCTGGCGTTCAAGGGGCAACCGGAAATTATTACGAACATAGATATGCGGTGAACGGAAGTCCGACAGTAGCTCCATCAATAGTCCTTACCGACCCCGAGCCGACCGGATGGACAACAGTTCCACCAGCTCTTGCCATTCTTCAATATATGTGGATTACCACAGCCAGAAAGACAGCGGCTGGAGTAGTGATGAGTCCTTATTGGTCAACACCGCAGAGGCTCTCTGGAGCTGTCGGAAATGTCGGCCCTGCTTCAACCTATAATGGAGTATGGAATGCTGACACAGCTTACTCTGGCAGCGAATTCGCAGTTCAGGCGGTTTATTACGAGTCGTCTTATTTCATTACCCGCTCGGATGCTGGCATAATAGCCCCAAATACCCTACCTACCGACACCTCGAAATGGAATCCATACGGGGCAAGTTTTGAATCTATAGCTACGGGGATGCTTCTTGCGCAAGGAGCGAACGTGGCTGGGTTTATTTTTATGAATGGAAAATTAGTGTCGCAAACTGGAACTATATCAGGCGTGGCCTCTACGGACTACTCCAATCCCGCCTTCATTCCAAACATTACCCTTGACGGCACTTCAGGCTACGGCAAGTTCGGGCTGCTTGAGCTTGTAGGCGGTAACGTAATCAGCGACCACTTCAAGATTACGGATGACGACATCGAATCCATCGCTACGGCAATAGCAGACCATACCTACACTATTCCGTTCAAGACTGAACAGCAGAATTTATCGGTCGGATTGACGGAGGATGTCATGGAAAGCGATGAGATTGCGATTGAGGCAAATTCGACCATTTCGGCGTTTCTAAGAAACTATTCAGCATTCAGTCTTCCATCGGTTTATACCGACAATACCTATTCGACGGTAAGTTGCAACTTGGCATATAAATTGGAGTTGATAAATAACGGAGTAGTCATCGCAACGAATACATCTGGGTGGTATGCGGTCGGCGGATTATATACCAGAGCTTATACGGACGGAGCGGCATTGTCGGCTATCCCAATATTCAAAGGATCGGTCAAATTCCGCTCAACCATCTATATGGATAATCCATTAGGATGGGATCCTGAAGACTATCTGATAGTGCATCCGCTTATCACAGCAAGCAGCGTTGGGGCTGCCACAAATGTGACCTGTACTGCTACCATCCATCGTGCCATGATTGGGGCAGACGGACTATTCTCCTTTACTGGAACCGACCGATATATGTACTGGAGAGGTAAGGACGACGCTAATGACATCTTTAAAGTAAGAATTGGAAATGTAATATTATCACAAACCGCCACGACTATTTCGATGTCGGGATTGCCGACATCATCATCGGGTCTCGCTTCCGGCAGCCTATGGAGAAACGGGGCAGTAATAAATATCGTACCGTAATTCGCATTTCGCGAATCGCGAATCCGCTCAAAAACACGCAACAAATAACCTCAAAAACACTTAACAGTATGACAGACGAGCAACTTTCAAAAAACTTCACCTTGGACGAACTGATTCAGTCCGACTTGGCGGATGCGGTAAATTCCGACAAAAACCCGAATAACGATATTGACAACACACCCACCCCAGAGCAGGAAAAGGAATTGGACGAATTGGCCGACAATATCCTACAACCCCTACGTGACTACTTAGGCTATGAGATAGACGTAAGCAGCGGATTTCGTGGGGCACAACTAAACAAGGCGGCCAAAGGCGCAAAAACTTCACAGCACACAAAAGGTCAAGCTGCCGACATTCAGTGCAGGGAAATGCGTAAGGCATTTCTGTTTATTCAGGACAATCTTCCTTTTGACCAGCTTTTATGGGAGGAAGGTAACGACAGTAAGCCCAAATGGATTCATGTAAGCTACTCCCCCCGTAACCGCAGGGAAGTGCTAAGAAAGAGGGTCGGATCCAATATTTACGAGAAATTTCATTTAAACGCATAAAGCCATGAAAAATCCATTCACCTATCTCAAGCAGCTAATAACAGAAGAGCGGGCACTAATGCTCGGACTACTTTCCAATAACACCGACGAAAGTTCAAAGCGTTACATAATGATAGGCTCGTTCTATATGCTGGTATGTCAGGCCGTTTTGAATCAAGTATTCGCTCTGAAATTCGATATACGACTATCGCTTATATTTGCCTGCATTGCGACTGGAACCGCCATAATGACGGTAATAGAGAATTTAAAAAAGCCGTAACTGATACGATTATACCCGATATGATATAATAGTGATACGATTGGGCGAAATTATACCCGATTGCATATAAAGTAATAATTTGCGATAAATACCGTTTAGTGGCGCTTATCGCAAATCTTTTATTTAGGGCAAGAGTGATGTGAATTCCGTGTTTTGGCGCTATTTCATTCCGTAATTTGGCGGATTTCTACTTGGGAATTTGGCTTAATTTTTCGCAAAAGTAGCAAACATTTGCGAAAAAATTTAACAAAAGTAGGTAATATTTGTTACAAAAATCCCGTTATATTGTTCTTTTGTCGATTATACACGACAAAAACTGTACTTTTGGGGGAAATAAACAACTATATTGGTATTCTGGCTAAAACTACCGGGCGCCAAGCCCTCTCCGCTAAAAGAATATAGTCAGCACCTTGATTATACCAACCATCACAATAGCGCCCAAGGCTGCCGTCTCTCCAATTATCACCCTTTTCTGTTTCTCGATTTTCATATCCTGCTCGATTACAGTTTCAGTCAGCGCTCCGTTATCCAGGGCGCAGGAGTCGCGCTGAAGAGAAATATCTTGAGCCAGCGTAGTGTAGTCGGACACTTTCGCTTGCAACAACCTCACCTCTTGTCCCTGTTTGTCAGTAATGCTCCATAGATGCCCGTTCTCGTCGTTGGATGCCGTCAGTTTGACGAAAGTCAGGTTGGCTGAGCGAATGGACGGTATTGGGATAGGAGGGCTTAGAAGGGCTGTATTTGCGTCTGCTGGTGTCGTGTCAGGGTAGTTCGTAAGAAATAGCTTAACCTGAGACGAATCAGGTAGGGCTGCGACTTTGGCTTCTTCTTTAACGTACCTTGTCCGGGTTATATAAATCGTGTCTAACTCCGAGGCTATGTCGGAGGCAAGAGTGTTGATTTGTAGGTCTCGTGCGAAAATGACGGCACGGAGGGAATCCTCAACTGGAGTATGGTAGCTTCGGATCTGAAGATTAACGTACCTTCTGGAAGCGGGGATAAGAAAGATAAGACCTATCACGAGGGGTAGGGCTATGAGAATGTACTTTAGATAGGTTTTCATAATTAGTTTTGTTAAGTTCGGTTTAGTAAGTTATCAATTTTCGCACACTAACAACTGATAAAACATGATTTCTGTGCGAGTTTAGCTATATTATCATTACATTATGCCCCATTATCGCCACCTGTGATAACGATGCGAATGTGGCTATTCTTTAATCTTATATCCAATACTTCTCAAATAGGCGCACACAATATCCGTGCTGAGCAGTAACCCACGACCGTCGCTTACCCTGACCTGTGCATGGTTCTGTTTCGCCCATTCGAGAAATGATTTGTTCTTTTCAACCGCCAGACAATATGTGTAAAACTGGGCATGGGTGAAGGATTTTGTTTGATTCGAGGGATTAGTGAGAACCATAATTTAGTCCAAAAATATCGGAGTATAGCTGGTTATTCCTCGCTTCTCGTTTAGTATTAATTTAGTCTGCTGTGGGGGTTCAAAATCAAGCCCTTTGCCGATAGCATAAGAATCATAGCCTTTCAAACTTCCATTGCAAGTGAATTTTTTCGTGTAGATAGATTGATGGAAGTGTCCAACGAAAGCCATATCTATCTTTAATACAGCGGAAAGCCTCAAAAACCAACGCATTAAGGGAACAACTAATCCACCTATGCCACCCATGAATTTAACACTTGTACCATGATAAAATAAGAATCTCTTATCAAATATTTTAACTACGGCCATCTCAGCCTTTGGTATAACGAACTCAAATTTCGTAAGACCTAATATTTTAGCCATTTCTTCGATGTCCTTATACATGAAATATTCCATGCTGACATCGGTGGCATTTGCGAATTGAGATTTCTTAGTGGTTCTTCCGTGGTTCCCGACTACACCAACGAATGTAATCTTGTCAACCTTAAGGTTATCCTGCCAGTATTTCATGCCAGATAACAGCATAGATTTCGCAAATGTAATAGCTTCGAGGGGCGACATTGCATTAGTCTGCATAAGTTCATCGTGTATCCAGTTACCTATCATATCTCCAAGGCAACCCAATACCACATGATTAATGGTGTATGATCTCTGGTCGTGGCTAATAAGCTTGGCCGAATTCACAAAAAACGCATCCATTCTTGCCTTCGCTATGGCGGGATTGTACTCGTTACATCCAAGGACGGACTCCAGCTCCACAACCTCTTCTACGTGCGCATCCGAAAGGAGGACGATAGCGACAGATTGACTCTGCCCGCATCCATCACGCTCAATGGGTTTAATTTCGTAGACTTCAGCTTTGGATGCCTTTCGTAACTCAAGAGCGGCCTCTAAGTCCCGAATGTATTCCTCGGCTGATTTATCACCCTTGGCGTGAGTAGGGGAGGGCAAGAGTGGTGTATTCTTTTCCTTCACCCCTCTTGGAACCCTATTCGGATTAACCTTCTCGGCCACCACATTCCAACTCTTGCCATCATATAGGCTCAATCCTTGCGCCTCGTTTTGACAGAACTCAAGCTTTCCGACCTTGCAAATATCGCCAGCCCTGAACGCCTTGACCGTTCCAGCCTCGTCATCCGTCAGCCTTAATAAGAATGTAGTTCTTTGCACATCCTCCCTGAATCCGTCGGACAAGATGTTCCGCATCGCACAAATCAAATTCAATTCAGCCCACGTAATTCTAACCTGCTTTTTAATCATTTATTTTAGTATTGGTTATAAACTCTAAGTCTGTAAATATAAGTAAGTTAAACGATATGGCAAAACTAATTACGCTTAGATTTAGGAGAACATCCCAGATATATCATAGTTTTAAATCCACCTCGATAAAATTTCGGTATCTTAAACATCTTTATGGTCTCCGATATAATTTCATCCATTTTAGAATCGGATATCTCATACGCCATACAGTCAATATTCTTATGACCGTTCTCATCAATAAAGGCGTTATCCATCAATATTTGGAAGTCTGCGCTTGGTTCTGCATTTTTATACAATTCCGTATAGCAATACATTAAAGCATTATCAATATTTTTCATATTTTATCCCTCCTTTTCGTTATACGTCATTAAAATTGATTTGCAATCAGGGTATTTCACCCGAAGTTCCCGCTCGTAAGCCATTCTTGACTTAACCTCGATATTCGGGGTCAGGACAATTGACGGGCGGTCGTGGAATTTAATTTGGACGCGGGTGATTAGTTTGGGGCGTTTCATTTGAACCAAGGTAAATCTTTTAATTCCTTAATTCTGCGAGTCCCTACATCGTACCTGCGATTATGAGAGCAATCGAATAGGTAGGTGCATATTCCGGCATTATTAAGTTCGATGAAGTTTTCGTAGCGATCATCTACGAAAATTTCGATACCAGACTGTTTCGCCACATCTATCTTGGATTGGTCGTGGCCAACCGTATAGACTGGGGCGCATGGAAACCCGTTCATCTCAAGCCATCTTTCGGTGACTGATGTGGGGACATTTCTTGATGTGATATAAGCGTGAGGCTCGAAAGGTATATCCTCGGGTTTTGTTCTGACTGGAAGTGATAGTAGGAATTCCTCCAACTTCTTGCCCTCTATCTTCTTAAAGCACTCGTTCTTATTGTAAGACCAAGCCCAAGCGGAAGGTTCTGGTAGGTTGAATTTCTTGGCAAAAGTCGGTATGAAGTCGGCCAGAACATCGTCAATATCCAATCCTATCTTCGGATAGGAAAGATATGATTTGGGTCGATCATCTCCTTGCGGGTAAATCTTATAATACTCGGTAAGGAATGCAGCATTTGTCATAACTTTAGCCATGAGTAACTGCCCGTCATCTGGGTCAATATCCATGCCTTTCTCAAAGTCGGATAGGTGACGCTTCAATGAGGCCAACGCCTTTGACCAAGCCATACCTTTTTCCCAATTTCGCTCAGCGTACTTTTTAGCACCAACCGTTAAAACTTCAGCCATCTTTTCGATAGCGAACGAGGGGAGAAGGTCTACCCTGCTCTTACCATCGTTGAATCTCAATCCACCTCCGCTCATAATACCACGACTTTATGGTTCGCAACATTCAACGGGCGCTTACTCGTAAGACTCGCCCATTCCTTCTTTCTCCCAACCTTTCCGACAATAGGCTTCGGTGATGTCAGGATTACGTTCTTTTCTTCTTCGAGCATTTGGTTCTTCTTATTTGACTTCCAGAACTTAACCGAAGTTCCGCGCTTAGGAATGCGCTCGATTCTTTTGAACACTGAGTCGAAAATAATCATTGCGTTTCCGCGTTTCAATTGGCGTGATAGTGATTGCATAAATATAGGGGGTTAGTTATTAAATTGATTCAAATATTTTAGAATGGCAGTCCGAACAGTATGACTCTTCATATCTGTCTGGTAGGCTCCCGCCGACAAGCGTAGTGTGTTCATGTTTGCAATGGTCGGCCAATATCCTCCAAGCTTTATTTATCCTCCTGAAGTTCTTCCGTTGAGAATACGACTGGATGGGAAACGACATCGGTGTTACTGTGCGCATTTTTAGTTAGTTTTAGTTTGTTATTAATTAATACAGTTTCCGTCAGGCAGCTCGATGGTGTAATACGTAGAAATGTACCATTCTGAGGCGTCAAATCCAACTCCGCCAGCTTCTACCTTATACATTCCATCGGTTAGATGAGCAATAATGCGTCCATCGTGAAAGGGTTCCCACTGCGAGGACGCAATCAATTTACAGCCCTTCGGATACTTATGGGCAAGAGTGGTGAATGATTTGTCGTTCATAGTTGCGGTTTTGTTTCTATAGTCAATGGTTTAGCAATCTTATTGGAAACAAAGATACCTACTCGTTTCCGTATTTCCAAATCCTTTCGAATCATTTAACATAATTTAGCATCACTCCGTCCTTCCCGAGCCGTAGCGTCATGTCCGGTCTTTCCCTTATCATCGCATCCACTCCAGTCGCAAGCCATCGGAATGACTCGTTGCATGAGATTTCCTTGTCAAAATTGCGCATATACATGCAAACGGTAGAGCGGTCACGGTTAAGAACGAACGCCACGTCCCGAATAGTCCGTCCGCTATCGAAGAGAATGGCAGCGTAGACGAGGCGGTAATAGTAAGAGAGGGGAGTTCGGGGCATACTACAGGAACCAGCTAACAATATTCGAAGTTCTTCTGACTGCCGGACAAGATATATATCCCATGGTCGTTTCAATATTTTTATGCCCAAGAAACTTTGCAATCGAGCGAATGTCGTATTCGAAGCTCAAATATACGTTAACCGCGAATGTGTGACGACACGAATGGCTTCTTACAAACTTCCAGCGTGGGCCACTTTCTGTAACGCCTCCATGTACGACCGTAGATTCGGCTACGATTCCAGCACGCTCAGCCAAAATAGGCAGAATCCGATTCATTTGCTGGTGAGTGGGAGATATAATTTTCTTCTCCAATAGTCCAATAACGCAGGGCTTAAGCGGAATTTGCGAAAGTGTGTCAGTTTTTTTCGACACGTATTGGATATGTTTAACCTCGTCACGGCTCCCGTCAGCATTCTCGTATTCAACCGAAACGATATTGGCAGACTTTAGCTGCGAATAATCCGAGAAACGTGCGCCAACGAAAAATCCTATAAGCGCTAACGTTTTAACCGCTTCTTCTAAATCGTTTTCCGTCTTAACCGATACAAACGCCTCCACTTCCGACTTAGTTAAGTAAACACCGACTGATGTGCCTACTTTTCCTCGAAGGATCTTCTCGTATTCCAAAGCTGGAAATGTAAATCCGTCACGCCTTGCCTTGTCGAGTGCAACCTTTAGACCAGTCATGTACGCCCTGATGGTATTATCCGAATATTCTTCTGCGATCAAGATTTCCTTGTACTCCTCAATAAACAAATCGGTCAGATCATCCCAGTCGGTTGATTTGTCGATATACGCCGCAAAATTGCGTAGTTTAGCGTCCCTTTTCGCCGCACCCGTAAAGTGAGCCAAAGGGGAGGGCAAGAGTTGTGATTCCACTTCGTCTGGAAATACGATTTGAAACGGGTCAATTCCGTCAAGCTCTGCCAAGTATAGTGCCTTCGTTATGTCAGCGTTAAACTTTGCCAATGTAGCATTAAGCAATGCAGACGGGTTTGCCAAGTCTTCCGTAGTTGCGGGAATCTTGGTAAGTTTCGTGCGGTACTCCTTAGAGTTGCGGAAAAACTTTATTTGCAGTCGGCCTTTGACCGAACAGAAAGAGGTTGAATATGCTTTGGTTTTCATTTTAATGCACTTTTCGTTACTTAATGGGACAAATATACAACACTTTTCCGAGATATATTCCCCAGTTATGAAACTTTAACAATTAATCCTCCCAATTATTAGAACCAGCCATCCACGCAGGTTTAAGTAGAGCGAGCAATCTGTTGTAGTTATCCGAAACATATTCCGCCAAAACGCAATCGCCCCAATCCTCTCCATTCGGCGTGGCCAACCAATACGTTACCTCTAACGCTAAGGTGTCCTTGTTACGGTCAATATTGACAGAGCGAACTACGGCTTCACGGATTGCGAGATATGGGCTTTGCTTTTCTTTAATGTGGTAATGGTCGGCGGCGAAAACTACGGAGCCGAGAGGGTAATGTTTTGTACTTGTTTTCATAATTTTAATTTCTTATTTTTTCCCAACTCACCGATTGGGTGGTTATGCCTTTGAGATTATTTAGGACGAGTTGGGGCGAGATACCGCCAGTTCCGGTGTTAATAATCGACTTAAAATCTTCAAAATCGTCACAAAAAAACCCGCGCTTAGGAACTGAAAGGAGCCATTTAGCCTGCCCTGAAATATGTGACGTAACGTGGTCAGTACCAGCGTGTTTCATTTCGATTCCCCATAATTCTCCGCCATTTACTAACAGTAAATCACTGATATTGGGCTGTAATCCTAACGCAGTCTTAATACCTCCGTCACGCTCATTCATAGTTTCGGCAAAATATGCGACGAGTTGACCTCTGCGTTCTGGAAACTGTTGTCCAAACCACGTCACGCACTTTGCCTGAAGCTTATGCTCAAGGTTGGCCGATTTGGCACGGAGCTTGGGACGCTCCTCAATCTGTATGTTCGGATTTTTCATCTTTTATGTTTATCCAGCGTTTTGCCTTCTGTGACTTATACTGATCGCATAATTTTTGTGCGAAGAACCATTTGTAGCCAAGTCCACGCATTATTTTTCTAAACTCAGAATCGTCTCTTGTACCTAAATAGACCATACGGAAAAACCAGTACTTATTAAATCCGTGCAACTCCTGATATGCCGAAAGTTGCTCGACCGTCATGTTCTTGAATTGGAACTTTCCATCAATGATTTCGGTCAACTCAATCTCTCGTAATTCCTTCTCTTTCAAGAAGATGAAACCACAATCATCGAATGGACATATTTGGCTCATGTTCGGGATCGGGCGACCACAGCCGCTCTTGCCCTCTTTATCCTTTTTATCGTCGGGGCATATCTTCATCGGAACTATTCCGCTTGAAATTCTGTCGTCGTGCCACAGTGAAAACCTTCGCCACTCCTCATACCTGCCAAAGCCATCGCGTCCAAAATTGGAGCCCATATCCAGAACCCGAAAGCATTCCTTTCCTTCTGAAACCCTTGAACCGCGCCCCATCATTTGAAGGTACTTGGTCAAGGATAGCGTCGCCAAGTTCAAGATAATCGTCTCTATTTGAGGACAATCATATCCCGCCACAAGTATGCCAGCGTTGACCAATACCAAGAATTTACGACGGGCAAATTGGGCAAGAATATCAGTGCGCTTTCCCGTCAAGTGCTTATGCTCTTCAAGCAGGTCATAATTATCATCATCCTTGCTGTAACCGCTTACTAAGAACTTAGCGGATATTCCGGCAGCATTCAGCTCGGCGCAAGTAATTATTGCATGAGCTTGATTCGAACAGAAACATAAGGATAGGGTATTTGGGCAAATCTTATTATATTCATTTATCAATCCCTCGTATCTTTGCGGAGAGTTGAATGCTTTGAATAGCTGACCTGATTTATAATCACCTTCCTTTGCGTCTATTTCAACCTTGCTTAGGTCTGGAGCATCCAATGTAAAATATCTGGCAGGAACCAAATATCCCTGTTTTATAAGATTTTCAGTCCGTTCTCCCAGTACTATCGCTTCGTAATCCAGCCCTAACTGCCTCGACTTACCATTTCGTTTAGGGGTGGCCGTGAATGAAATACAGTACTTGTCCTTAAAAATACCGCTCTCATGTATAAAATCAAAGTCAGCGAAGTGCGCCTCGTCAATAATAAGCAGGTCAACCGATTTCAGGTATTCGAGAACCTCCGGCTTATCCATCCTTCTCCGCAACGTTTGAGCCATTGCGATAACGACTGGAGCGGTAGGGATTTTGCGATATTTCGGACTTATATATTCCGCATGGATTCCTATTCTTGAAAGTGAACCCCCAGATTGAATTAAAAGTTCCGAACGGTTGGATAGGATTAGGATGCGTGAACCTTTAGCAGATGCTCGTCTAGCAATCTCAGAAAACACTACGGTCTTCCCAAATCCCGTCACGGCCTGTACAAGAACGTGTTTGTAGGAAAGTAAGGCTTCCGATATGTCATCGAGAAGCCTCACTTGGTAATCCCTTAGCGTCAATGTTACTATTCTATCAGCCACACTCTTTGATAAATTTCCGCATCACGCGAATACCGTTTAATCTTACTTCTCCCTTCCTCCGCCAGATACATTACAGTAGTTCGCCCTCCTATCAGCGCAGATATTTCCTTTATAGACACATCCAACTTTACCAGTAAAATGTAACACAGCATCTGTCTTGCCTGCGAAATTTCCGATTTCCTTGTCGGAGAGGCCAAATCCTCTGGCGTCAGGCCATATTCGGCACAGACGCGCAGGAGGATTTCATTGGGGGTTAGGTGGTTATTCATTGGACGGAGCGGCTTTAGTTTTCTTGGTCGCTTTTACTTTCGGCTCTACCACCACATCTTCACGGGCAATAGGTTTAACCATGCCACGAAATAGCAGTTCGCCATTTTCCACGACTACGGTATGGTCGTCAAGGTCATCAAGCTCCACCTTGTTCCAAGTTTGGTCAGTTATGAGTTGGATGTTCTTTTCCTCGCAAATACGTGACAGAATTCCTATACCCAAATCGGTCATCGGAACAGCGTCCAAGATAACCAGACGAAGCGCCTTCTTTTTAAGGTCAAGACGGGCGGCCTGTAAAAGTACGGCAACAACGCCACGTTGGGCGCCACTCAGTTCGAATAGGCGGATTGATTTGCCGAAAGTTTCCTTGAACAGATTCTTGTCGTAACTACCGTCGTACTCCATCCAAATATTTACGCGACCCGACTCTTCGACTGGAACCAATTTAAGCCCATCTACGCCCGTTTTAATGTTGGCGTATAGTCTGCGCAGTTCATCCACTTTCGACTCGTAGGCGTTCTTCAGTTCAATCCACGCACACCATTTGACGTAGCGTTCATAGACGGAGTTCGTTTTGGTCGCCTTATTTATGATAAGGGCAAGAGTGGCGAGTTTTTCGTCAAGCTCCGCGGTGTCGTCGGGGGTGAAGGTTTTAAATCTCAGCGGCATGTCATTTAGGGCATGGTAAGATTCCAACAACTCAGCCCTGCTTTGAACGAGCGTGTCGTAATCTTTCGAGTAAACTTCAGGTACTTCAGGTACGCCAACTTCGTTGATTTCAATTACGTTTGGCATTTGGGGAGCGACGGGATGCTTGAATGAAGCCTTATATTTATCAAAAAGAGAAATAACCTCATCACACATCTTGCCAATCTTTTCGGGGGCGATAAATAAATTACATTCTCCGATTGCGTTCGTGGCCTTATCTAAATAGTATTCTGCGTCTATTAGCTTTTGCGAGTCCGCATCAAACTGAGCCTTTGCCTTCCGGTATTCAGCCTTCTTATTCTCCGTAATCACCCGAATCTTCTCAACTACTTTACGCGCGGAATCTTTTATTTCCTGTAGCGCAGCCGTTCTTGCCGTTTGAGCTTTTTCCTTTTCGAGTTCAGTCTTGGATTCTGCGGTTTTAGCAAGGGAGCCGCGTTCTACTTCAAGGGCGGTGGATTGCGTTCGAAGGGCTTCAACGTCTACAAATTCCAAGGCGGCAATGTCCTCTTCGTTCCATCCCTCGGCCTCGAAATTTTCCCAGAAAGCACCTACCCCATCGCATAAAGCACGGGCAGCATCTCTCTGATTCTTACATTCCAGAATTTCCAATACACGGGCAGCAGCGCCAAGTTTGGCTAACTCTTCGGAAAATAGTTTTTCGATTAACTTGCGATGCTCGGTTGCGTTTTCCGTAAATAGGGATTTCGTATCGAAAATCAGATTGGTATTAATTTCCTTTACAAATTTATCCGCAGTCCATTTCATGCCATCTGAGATATAATCGGTTGGCTTTCCGTTTTCATCCTTTGTATAAAGGAATGTTTCTACGGAGTTTTCGCCTTTACTAACCCCTCTGGAAAATTCGCGCACCTTTACCCCCATCCAGATATTCACGTCTCCATCCATTAACTGAACTTCGGTAAGATACCCGCTTGCTAAGATGGATTTCGATTTGATAGCGTCGGTTCCAGCGATAGCGGTTTGGATAAGCTCAAGTGCGGTAGACTTTCCCTGCGACTCGGCTCCGATTACCTTAATCAATTTCTTGCTTAAAATATCAGGCGTCAATTCGACTACCTTAATATTCCTGTGATTCTCGGCATGGAAGCCGAGCAAACGTAGTTCTTTTTGTTCTTGCATTTTTTAATTATTATTAATGTTAAATATATCTCCATATATACCCGCTACTCTTTCTTAGAATGCCACGGCAGCATTTTGCTATTGATTGGTGCAGAATCCCAGTAACGTGTTCCGCCTCTCTTGTCGACCCAAACTCTCTAATATAATCACCTCCAAGGTTAAACATAGCCACACCCTTAGATTTATTATGTAAGGCGCCACTCTTGCCAAAAAGATAACATTTTTCACCAATTTTAGACTCTGAAGCGTGAAGTATGGTAAGCGGGTTATTATTATTCTCCTTATACGTAACCCATCTTAAATTCGAAACCATATTCTCGGTACGAACCGTATTTACGTGGTCGACTTGGGGCTTCATATCTGGATTCTCGATAAAAGCGATAGCGACTATTCGGTGGACGCCAGTCCTATAGGGTTTTCCGTCAGAAAGAAGCCCTATAGCCTCATACCCACCCTTGTCTATTGATATTTTTAATAAAAACTCGGATGTTATTTTCGCATACCCCTTCTTTTTAGGCATAGACTTTAATCTTCCAAGATTACTAACCATATACAGCCCCTCATACCCCACCACGTCTCTCCACTCTTCGCCCTCCAAATCTTTAATCGTATCCATAATAATTTTAAATGATAAACCCCGCAAAATTCGGAGGTCGAAGGCTCCTTATAATGCGAGGTTCAGAAAAAATTAGGTTCATCCGCTTCGACTCGGATTTTTAAAGGGTGCAATATAAGTATTTGTTTTCATAATTCAAAATTATTTAGCTGTAAGTTTTAAGAATTAAGTATTGATTCTAATTTTTCCCCAGTCTCAAGCGCCTCATTCAGCGCAGCATTAGCTTCCATAATCCTTTCCATACACTCCTCGATTAACCCGTCAAAGTCCGAGCGGTCGTAAATGAACACCACCCCGCGATTCTCGTCCATCAAGTCACCATTGTCGAATTCATCATCCTCGTCGTTTCCGTCATAGCAGACGTAGATTAGCTTGTTGCAGTGAGGGTTCCCGATGAAGTGGCCGACAAATTGATAGCGATACTCTTCCACGACATCCGCCTTGGTCGAGCGCCTTATCATTTCAAACTTTCCCTGAGATGCGAGGCACTTGACCTCAACGACCATATCCTCGTCGGCATAACCATCTGGGCTGTCACCGAATCCGTCCAACACGTCATCACAAAACTTGACACCTTCAGGAAAATCATCAACAGAAGAGCAGTGTTTGATGGTGTATGGCAGGTTCTCCCGCATCCATTCGATTGCCAAAGGTTCGTTGATATGACCGAACTCGAAGTTTCGGTTCGAACTGTTGCGGATTGGACGTCCGGAGCGTCGTTCATAAAGCTTGTCGTATAAATAACCGATTGCCGTTTTACCCCAAAGAACACCCTTCGTTCCCTTTGTCATCAAATCAGATAGGCAAGATGAGGTAATTAGCCCCCTACGCCTTTCGTGCCATCGTCTTTCGCGTGCATCCATCCTTATTCCGCCTTAACCTTTTTCAACTCCTCCAAAGCGGCTTCCGTGACCGAAAACTTGTCCATAACCATGGCAAGAGTGGATGTGGGTTTTCCGAGCCATGCCTTCCACTCCTCGAAGTTGGCTGAGGTGAGGTCGAGAATTTTCTTTGCGGCGGGTTTTGCCCCGGGCTGTTTTGGAAGGATTGGTGAGATGCGAAGTCCCACGGTCTTCTGTCCAATATCGGTCGGGTCTTTGCACTCCTCGGCACAAAGCGTCACGGTCAGGTTGTTGATGTGCTTCTCGATATACTCGGCATCCTCAAGCGTGGCGCCCATTTGACGGGCGAACTTCCGAAGGCGTTTCTTATTGGTCGAGTTGAGCCATAACGGAAGGGTAAACCCTTTTATGACAGCTTCAAATCCGTCCTGCTTCTGTCCGCCAACCGATTCTTGATTCTTAAACCTTACGCACTCGATGACAACATCAATCGGTTTCATGTTGGGTAATACCTCACAACCGATATGGGTCAATTTTCCGCCTTCTCGGATGTGGTGATAAACTCTTTCTTCTGACATGGTTTTTATTTTACTAATTTACGTTTTTCGAGATTATCCGAAAGTACTGCGTTTAGGGAGTCGCAAACAGCCTGACATTCCTCGGGTGTTTTGCTGTAATCGCCACACAGGTATTGGGCGTCATCGAACTTGGTATAAGTATCGTGTTCCATTTCGGGAAAGAAATCACCTTTGCCAGTTTCGGGGGCGCAAGATGAATACCAATAAGCTCCGCCCTTTTCGGCCCGCCATAGCTTATTCTCGATGCGTTTGAGAGATGGGTTCCATATAAGACCTTTTTTGGAAAGAGCTTCGGTTAGGCGGACTAGACCTTCTGGGGTTACGGGTTTGAATTTATACCCACTTACGCCAGAGGTTACGACCATTTCGACGGCCTCGTTATTGTCGATATAGGCGTGAAACGAATCGAAATTAATGGTTCTTTTGCCGTTAAAAATGCAAACATATCCACTTTCGTCTTCGCCAATAGCTCCATTAATAGGTATAAATTTCTCTTCCACCTTCTCCTTAATCGTCCCGTACTCAGCCCCGATCGCCTTAATGGCCGAGAATAACTTCATCCCTTCATTTTCATTCGCCAACCGAACCTCGGTAACGTCTTGGTGAATGTAGAGATTAAAATTGGTAGACAGGTGCTGCTCAGACATAAGAGCCACGGATACCGCTACCATACATGGCTTAGCATAATCCAAGTCTTCAGCCAAAATTACGATGGTCAATCCGCGTGGAAAAGTAATGGCGAGCATATCGCCTGAGAGAAATTTTTGTTTCATTGTTTTGTTGTTATTAAGTTTTGTAAATTCAAATTGCTTTATCTGGTAAGCGAGGTTATATTTTCCCGTATCCATTTAGTAGAAAATGAATGGTATTTATCCAAGCACCCAAGGAAATCGTGGATTTCCCCATCTCGACACCTCCTTTTACACACCATCTCACCGCTACCCGTCCACTTCATGTAGTCCGCCATTGAAATCTCGTCCGATCCATATCTTTCTAAATGCCCGATGGCGTTCTCGCCGGCAATTTTAGCAGTGGTGAAAGACTCTAAGCGCGAGAGTGGAATAATTTCGTACCTCGTTTTATCTCCAGTCAGGGGGCTTTTGTCATACGTCTTCAGCATAAGGAATGGCTGACGATTAGTGACGAGGGATTGGATGTCGTGGGTTGTCATGGTCGGACTATTTTGCGTTCGTCAATCTCTGAAAAGTCCGTTGTTTCCCACGCATTCTCATCGTATGGTATATGCCAACACTCCGATATATGATTATATCTTGCTATAATCCAACTACCACTTCTCATTTTTGCCCAATAATATCCATCTTCTCTTTCCATAGTTTGCAAATTTAATAAATTAATCACTTAACTCCAAATATTTTAATGTCTTTTAACATCTTATCGTTCACTTTATTCCGTAGTGGCAAGAGTTGAGGCTTCCATCCACACCCCCGGAGTTACCTTCCCCTCCACCACAAAATCGTTCGCATCCAAGAATCGTGTCAGATAAAAAAGAGGGAAGTGGAATTGTTCGGTTACCACGGAGCCATCCTCTATAAGAAAATACTCGTCCCTTGATAACTGGATGGGCTTGCCATTGAAGCGGATGCGACCACTGTTGCCATCACGAAACTGAACGCCTGTTATAAACAGGAATTCACTTGCACCACCACCGTCTGAGGGGATGGGGACGAGTTGGATGGAGTTAGCGGGCATGGTCAACCTCCCCATTTTCAGTCAGCGCAACATACATAAACCTGTCATGTTTGACCAGCCCCCAGTCAACAATGTCGGATTGAACCTGACCTTTGCCTTCGTTCATTTGCCAACCGTTCGTTTGAGAGTTTAGTATCACCACTTGCTTCTGGCTTGGGTGGGATAGATGCCATCCGACAAGAATGCCGAACTCACCTTCGTATCCGTGCATCCGTTCGCCTCTGTGGGCGTTGAAATAATCTTTTGCTGTCATGCTTTCTTTCTTAATTAATTGTTAATACTTTTAGCGAAGTTGGTAGTCTTACCATCCCACCCTTAGTCCAGCCTTCCGATACCCCATCTGTCCGAGCCGCTTCTTTTCCATCGTCAGCTCCGAGAACCGTGCGGACTCCATTAAGACTCGTTCAGTCGAAGTAGGAGTGGCTCGGTAATAGAGGTGGCCGAGGGTGGGTTTTCTAACGGGTCTTACGGGGAATTGGTTACTGGTGGCGTTAGTGCTGCCCCACATATATAAGCCCCGTTACGGGTGAGTAGTAATAAGCCCTTCTAAGTGGCAGCTTTTCGTTCGTCCTTCGCCATTCAACCGTGCGGTCGTCTCCTACGAATAGATATCCGATTGGATGGGAGGACATGAGGGATTCCATTTCGAGCTGGGCGGAATGGAGTAGGAGGTGGTGAGGAGTTTTCATACTATAATCCAATCTCCTCTACGTAGATGCCCGCAATTAGTCCATTTGCAAGTATCAAGCATCCCGCTGTCGCTTTTGATACGGAAGGCTAAATCCCCATAAGCCCGCTCGACTATTTCATACTTTTTACCAGCCGTGAAATAACTTTCGCATCCTTCTGGCGCAATCACATACTTACAGGTTTTCTTAGTTGGCAAGAGTGTTGCCACTTCTTTCCCCTTTCCTACAAATCTCTTTACTAACAGATACACGGTCATCGCACAGCCCCAGATGAGGCCGAATAGGATGACGGATTCGTTGTGAGTTAATGCCATAGTCGTTCGTTTATTAAATTAATGTTATTACTTACTCGTTCGTTTCAATCGCCCCCAAATGTAAGGATAAAAATTGACTTCGCAAGGGGAGTTGGGTTAAATGATGTTAAAGATTAGCGGACTCTTGAGATCCACACATTATTCACATACACTCCTCCGCCCAGAACAAGTCCGGAAAGTACGGAGAAGTCAGAGTTTGTCAGGTGTGCCAGTTCCCCCTTAGCTGGGTTCTGCTCCACCATTTCGGTCAAGGTCATCAGATACTCGCCATCCACTTTGTAGAGGAGGTGGTCGCATATATTGATGGAAGGGCGTCCGGTTTTCATTCCTGCTCTCTTTTATAGTAAATTCGCGTATATAGGCCGTCACTGTTTTCCCATGCTCTCGGATCTAAGATTCTGATTATCTCCCATCCCTTTGCGCCCATCGAATTCATCAACTCTATTTCGTAAGGGTCAAACATTGCGTGGTCAATAACTCGGTATTCATATTTTTTCATAATCGTTCATTTTAATCGTTAGTACTCTCGTTCAATTCATTTGCTACCACCTCAGGCCCACCCTCCTCTTGCCCATCTTCCATTTCCCGGTAGTACCTTGCACCGCCGAAGTGTGTCCTGAAGTGCTGATCCATTCTAAGGAAGTCGCTAAGAGAAGCGACGCCAAACTTCGACATTCCCCAAGACAGAACCACCTGCCCGCCATAGGTGGCAAGACGTTGGGCGGTCGTTCGGGAAATGCGGAGGTAGGTGCGGTCGGCTAATCGCATGACGATACCTCCTTTTCCCACTCGCTCAGCCCCGTCAGTGCGAACTGCTTGATTCCCCAGTCCACACGGATGCAGTTTTTGGCACGGGAGGGCTGGATGGTTGAGGACATGAAGAGCAAGCCCATTTGTTCAAGCGATTTTCTTACGGCAAACCAAGCTATTAAATCGGGGGCTAAAAGTAGTTGAATCTCTTCGGGGTGCGAGATAGGAAGACCTCGTAATTCTACTCCCGTGTCTGTGGTTATTGTTCTCATTTTCATCGTTCGTTCGTTTTAATTGTTTGTTTGTACAAATAAAGGCATAACTTCCTCAAGATCAAAACGCTTGCTCCCATCCTGATTATTTACAGCACACACGGTAATTTCGCTCCGAACTTTGGATATGATCCGTATTACCGCGTCTTTCTCGTCGTCCCAGCTAAGCATACCAGCTCCAGCCAAAACGATTTCCTTCAAGTCTGCATCGTTCGTCCGTTCGGATCGCACTTTCATGTACAATTCAAAGAGGACATTCCAAACCACGTTTTTAAAGTCGCGGTCAAATTGGTCCGCGCTCCATCCATATACCTCCGTAAAATGCGGGCGAATGTAGTCAATAAAGTTTTTGCCCTTCGTATACTTTTTGGAACTATACTTCTTGAGAGTCCACCCCTTACAGAGCATAATCCAAATCTTTTCATTTCTTGATAGTTGTATCATTGTTCGTTCGTTTATTAAGTTAGTGTTTACTCGTTCATTTCAATTTATAGTGGCAAGAGGTTAGTTGGTTCCGCCCTCCCAGACCACCCTATTCAGCTTCGGGCGCATCTCGTCAGGAGAATAAGTGTCAGCTCCGCAAATCGTATCCGATACGCACACGCCCTCCGAGTACTCGAATAAGGTTATATCTCCGTGCCTCGCGGCCTTTTCCAGTTCAAACGCTAGTTCCTTCGTTTCCTTGGACGCGTCGCACAACTCCTCGATAAATTTATTCAACGCTTCGATATCTAGGGCTGCGATGAAATTCTGGGCTTCGGTGGTGGTCATGTTCGTTCATTTATTAAATTAGTATTCGTTCAATTCGTTCACTTGTAAAAGGTGTAAAAGGTGTAAAGTCGGGAAAGCGGGCAATGGTAAGCCTTAGTACGGCCACATCTCCACATTCCCCCGTGTCGCCTCATCTCTTGCTACATCCCCACTACTCGGAAAGGTAAGCACGGAAGCGATAAGCAGGAGGAGGGCAAACAGGAGGGACAACGCGAGGGAAAGTCGTTCAGGGGATGTTAGTTTCATGGCGTTAATCCTTAAAATAGGTTAATAATTGGTCTATTTGGGCTGACCATGCGGCTGACTCAGCGGCTGACCATGCGGCTGACTCAGCGGCTGACTCTGCGGCTGACCATGCGGCTGA